TCATCCATATTCTGTGCCATAGCTAATGGAGCCACTGGTGCAATCTTAACTTCTAATCCGTTTACCTTTAATGGTAAGTTAATGATACCACGATCATCCATCACTTGTAACATTTTAGATACTAAAGGGATCATTGTTTCATTAATGAGTCGACCAAAAGCAGAGCCTAAGTTTTGTGATAACTCTTTCATTCTTTCTACAACTTCTGTTGCTGATCGAGCTGACATGTTATCTGGCGGTAATGATTCATCTAATAAAATACGTTTGATGTTCATACGTAGATCATTCATAACAATATTAGAAACGTTGAAGTCACCTGATCTTGGTAATGGTCTAAGTGATTCACCTTGTGGACCACCGTTACGTGCTACAGGAATAATTGCACCTGGCATAATTTGCACTGTGTTCGGATTTAATACACCATCATCCGCAGCCGTATACACACCACTAATTGCTAAAGATGCATTCTTTAACACAAGTTCTAATGTTTTATTTAAAGTTTTAATATCAGGTAATGCAGTAATCAATGGACCGCGACCATAGATCTCACCCGCTACTTTTGCATAACGTGATACAACCCATGGGCTATATGCCATACGTCTATATACAAGTTCTGCTTTAGATTCTTTGTGAATCAGATGGTAACAATAATCACCACGTTTCTGATCAAACACAGTTGCCTCAATCAGCTCTACATCATCAGTGGGTTTGTCATCAATCTTTTTCTGTAAGTCACTTTCAATCTTAGCATCAGGCCATTGACGTTGTATTGCTTCACCCTTCATGCGTATACGTCTATAGACATTATCGACTTGACCATTAGCACCTTCTTCCAAAGATACTAAGTATTGTGGCACCGGAATAAAGTTTACTGGAGTAATATCATCTCCAGGTTGAACCATCATAACTGCCGTACCTACAGATAAGTCAAGCAAGAACTCACCAATCGCTACATCAAAGTTAGATTGTTTTAATGTATCAAATAGTTTATCGTTGTACATATCTAATGCAGCTTGTGCATCAGCTTGTCTATCTTGAGGAATGTCTGATCCTGGTTCTAGTCTGCACCATTTACGTTGTGGAGGAAAGATACCTGATTGCATACGGTTAGCAAAACGCTGTGTAGAGTTAATTGCAGTAGAATCAAACACGCGGTTCATCTTTTTAGTACCGCCTACTTTACCATCGTAATGACCGTCATATAAGTTACGTTGAGGTAACGCAAACTCATAAGCCTCTTCATACAAGTTTCTAAAGTTTTCTTTTCTTGTTAATGCTTTGTCATGTCTCTTTAAAACATCCTCTGCACTTAATCTCATCATATCAACCATAGTTATGCCTTTTTATTTTTGTTAGCAAATGCTCTTGCTTGTGTTTTGTCTTTAAATCCCCACTTCTCCAATGCAAGTTTTAATCGAGTTGGTCTACCTTTCTCATCTCTTAACGGGCCATCCATCCCACTAAAGCGTGCAGCAAAACTGACACGACGACCATCAGTCCCAGATTTTTGTGGTGGCTTAAGATCTCCACCATCTTTGTTTTCAAAATGTTTACGTCCTTTTTCATTAAGTCCACCTGTAGGGTTTTGATATTTTTTAGCAACCATTATTCAGTCCAACTTAATATAATTTCCATTGCATGAGCGTTATTGTTTCCGTCTGCATTTGTTAATCTAAATAGGTAAGTGGTTAGTCCTTTAAGTATAATGTTGTTACCACCGACTTGATTTCCTCCACCTTTTTTACCTACACCCGCGGTTAATATTTCTTGCAACACCACAGTACCTAAACTATTTACTGTTGGATTAGCTAGTGCTACCCCCGTACTACTAATTGTGCTAGCACGATTACGATTGATAATAGGTAATGATGTACCGCCTGTTACACTAGCACCTTCATATAAATAACCCACTGCATTTCCATTAGATAAGCCAGTAATAGTAAATACAGGATCAATACCTTGAGGAAAAGCAATTGCTATATCAATACTAGCACCATCTATAACTGGGCTAGCAAAGTCAGCGACTAAACCTGTGCTAAACGCTTGGCCTTCAATTAAACGAACTTGTTCAACATCACGTACCGGATATGCGCCTTTATATCTTTCCATCTATTTTTTCTTTTTTGGGAAACCAGCAACCATATTCTTATAAGCTTTAGGAGAAATAGTAGAATCTTCTTTAGATCTGCTAATGCCTTTTTTCTTACGCTCATTCATATTGTGATATAATCCTTTAGGTTTCATTTCTTTTTCCTCATAATTTTATTAACTGCGTCTTTTAATGCATTGTCTTTCATTTTTGCTTTAGTAGTAAAATGTTCCCCTTGTAATGATTCAAACTTTTCAACATCATTTTCATATAACCACTTCATGTATTGGCTTGTAGGTTCACCGCTTTTTTTATACTTATCACCACTAAAATCACTCATACAAATAATCCTTTTCCTAAAGTTGTTTGACCTAACTGTAATCCACCCGCACCAAGATCTGGTAATCCCGTAGCTCCTTTAGCTCCAACTGGAGCAGCTTTTGCTGCTAATCCGCCTGTGCCACGTTTTAATCTTTTTTGAGCAGTTTCTGTTGCAGCAGTTTCACGCTTTGCTCGTTGTGCGCCCACCTTTGCTCCAGTTTCAATATCTTTTAATTCACCCGCTGTATAATCTTTACGCTTACTAAAATCACCATAAACATCCACTTCTCTAGTTTTGTATATTGGAGATGGTCCACCGCCGCCACCGCCATAACCAAATCCCCAAAAACCACCAAGACTACTATAACTAGGTTGTGTGTAGCCGATAATTTTTGCATCTTCAGGAGCTGAGTATGAAACAGATGGTCCACCGCCGCCACCACTTCCATAAGCAGCTAGACCAAAAATATTACCACTGTAACCACTACTGACTGATCTTCTACCTAGCTTATATTGACCTGATTTAGTCAGATACTCTGTACCTTTTTCTGATTCTCGATACCCTGATGAGATTTGTTTATCAACGGCTTTGTTCCACCAGTCTTCAGATTTAAAGATATTACGACCACCCGCAAGATTGAGTAAATCTTTTTGTGCAAGTTCTGATTTAGGTAGCATTCCTCTTGCCATTGCCATACCAAAGTCAAGGGCTGCCATTATCCTTTAGTTCCTAGTAAGTTTTCGTCTTCATCTATACCCGTCTCTGGAGTAACTCGAGATGATAGTAGCATACGCTTACCACCTACACGTTTTGCACGTTTAGATGCAGACATTTGTTCTGCTAATGTTCTTTTTTCTTCTTCAGCTGCTGCCCTTGCACGTGCTGTCTCTTCACGTTGCATACGTAATGATTCTTCTGCAGCCGATGTGTCTGGCTTGCCGCCACCAAATGCACCACCCATTAAATTCTCCTCATCATAAATGTATCATCTTTATCTGCACTATAAGCTCGCATTATTCCTTCTTCTGTAAAGTTTAAATACTTAGCCCACGATACAGCTCGTTTATCATCACACTTTACCGTAATTTGAATACGATGTAAATTAAATAATATCTGACAGCTATCAAAAAATGCAATTGCACCTTTAGTCATAGCTATTGGGTATCTTCTGGATTCCTCAGCAAATAAAGACCACGCTTCACCAACGCCACTCCAGAGAAACACACAACCAAACATAGCGACAGGCTTATTGTTAACAAACGCAGTAATGCAAGGGCCACAGTGAGACTGAAACATAATAAGCCGTTTTCGATCTTCAATCGATAGTGATTGAGACCCGTATTCCTGAATCCCTGTAAAATTATCCAAATGACTTTCATGAAAGGGTAAATAATAGCCATGATTAACATCCGGCATATTTTTAAGTATTTGATCAACGTGTGTTAAAAACATCAAAGTCGCTATTAACAACAGTTTGTGATATCAGTGTATTTTGTGATAAGGCGGACTTGGTCATCCGCTTATGTTCTCCGCCACCTAAAAGCAGATAACCAAATGCATCGCCAATATGAGAATGTTCGTTTTTATTAGGGCTGTCTCTAAATCTTTCTTGTCCAGCGCCCACAGCCACACGTTTAAAATGATAACCACCGGCTAAAGACTTACGTAATTTTTTACAAGACGTATGAATTATCAATCCAGGTTTGCCCGCAATCAGTCTTTGCATTGGAGCAGCAGCCGCTTCACGCCGAACTTGGAAGTTGTTAGATGGTGTCGGTTGTGCGCGTAAGCCTAGTGTTCTTAAATAATCAAATGCAGTCACTTCATAAATGGCATCTCGTTGCATACCGGCTGGGTCACCCCACACCAAGATCTGTGCTTTAGGATAACGTGCATTGATCTCCGCTAACAGCTGTGTACCAAATCGCTCCAGCCCCATATCTTCAGTTACAATCTCATGCAATAATACCCATCGACCATTAGTTAATCGTTGCCCAATAGCAGCTGCTGGTGTCAAACCAAAGTCAAGACCAATATGAATGGGGAGTGTAGGATCATAATCGACTTCCGCAGAACTCATAGCATTGTCATCATACTCAGGCCATACCGGTCGACCTTCTTGTACATAAGTAAACTTACCTTCAGCATAACAACGAATCCAGTCTAGGTTCTTCCCACCTAGCATCTGAGCATAGTAACCTCCAGGTAAGTTGGATACGTTCTCTGCTTTAGAGTTTATTGTCCACCAACGACCACCCGCAAAGATATGATCATTGGCTTCTGGATTATCAGGTAAATGTTCTGGACTGACTTCAACCACACCACCCGGTTGATGAAAGAAGTCCCAGGCATACTTACCCGTGATCGGTTCCTTTTGACTTAAGCGGAACCACCAATGGTCGTCATCCATTGGGTTAGTATCCATCCACACTCCATGCCAAGTCGGTCCACCATCCCGCTGTGTAGGATAGCGACCAACCCGATGAGTGAGACCATCAATAACAGCTTTTGGAAGCTCTCTTGCTT